ATACCGCCACCAACATCGTTCCTGCATGCCTTTCGTGTAACAGCCGGAAGAATAATCGGGAACCTCTTGTTCCCGTCCAACCGCTCCTCCTCACTGTCGCACCTGCCCGCAAAAAACGCCGCAAAGATGACTAAAGGTTTTTCCCTTGCCTGCCGATACCCTTTTTAGGGTATAATAAGGGTATCAGGAGGTGTTATGGATCGACGCCCCAATCAAGAAACGATGAAAGTCTCCCGCGAGGTGCTGACGCTGGTACGCCAGATTGCGGCCATCACGGGCGAAAAACACTACGCGGTGGTCGCACGATTGCTCCGCAGGGAATGGCAGCGCGTCCAGTCGGCTTCCCGCTCCAAGGAGTCCACGCATGCTTCGTAAGCTCATCCTGTCCCTCGTCGTCCTCTGCGCCCTGACCACTGCCGCCGCTGCCCAGGTCCACGTCAACGGCTATTTTCGCCGCGATGGCACCTACGTGCAGCCACACTACCGCAGTGCTCCCGATGGGAACCCGTACAACAACTACAGCACCAGGGGCAACGTGAATCCGTACACCGGGAGTTATGGCACGCACCAGCCTTTGACGCCGTATACCCCCCTGCCCACGGCGCCGTATGTGGTGCTGCCAGCGCCCCCGCTGTCCCCATACGAGGCGGGCTACCTCGTGCCGCGCCGCTAAGGAGTCGTGTCATGCCCCTGTTACTTTCCGAAGTGTATGATGCGCTGCTGGAAGCCGGCGCCTCTGACGCCAAAGCCCGCAGTGCCGCCACGGCCATTGCCGACTACCACAATCGCCTCGTGTCTATCGAGTCGAAACTGGACCGACTCGACGCCTTGTTCACGCAAGGCCGTCTCGAAATGCGCACCCTGTTGGGCATCCTCATTGCCCTCGCCGCCGGCATTAGCTGGAAAGTCTGGTAAACCACGCCCCGGCGCTGAAAGGAGTTGGTTCATGTCCTGGATCCTGGTGAGTTACTTTGGCCCCGGAGCGCTGTGGACCCTCGCCCAGGCGGTCATGGCTGCCCCGCTCCTTCCCGTGCTCATCCTCTATGGTGGCGGAGCGCTGATGACGCTGCTCTTTCTGCGCTACGTCGTGTTTGCCCCAGTGTTTACCGAGCGACGCCGCGAGCGCCGCCGGGCCAGGAAGCCTCGCCTGCGTCTCTACCCCACGGTGCAGCAGGTGGCCCCTTAACGACTGACCCGTCCGGGTTCGACCTCGATCTTCCGCCCTTCCTTGAGTGCGCCTTCGTCCTGCTCCAGTCCCGGCAAATCGGGGAGTTCCATCCCCGTTTCGCGCCGGGCAATATTCGCCGCGCCGGCCATATTGTTGAACGAGAGATTGCCCCGCCCGTGGATAATCGCGTTGCGAAACATCTCGCGTCCACGGGGCGAAATCAGCGTATTGGAAATGATTTGCCGGATAGCCGCAAACCCCGGCATCCGCCAGATGCCCATGACATCCGCCATGGGCAGTTCCACCGTGCGATAGAGTTGCGCAATATCGTCCATTTCGCGCTGAAAGGCGGCCCGGGCTCCCGGCGTATGATCGAGCGCACGATTAATGCGTTGGGCCAGGTCCCCTTCATTGCGCCGCAAGTAATCGGCCATCTGCCGCAGGTTGAGCGTCCCCATACTCAGATCGCCCGTGCCACGAATCGACCGCTCGACCAGCACCCCGAGATCTTCTGCGGCCCGCACGCGCCCCCATTGCCTGCGGGCTTCTTGGAGCTGCTGGACGGTCATGCCGGTTGCCACACTGCCACGCGCTATCCCCGCATCAATCGCGGCGTCCACGGCATCTTGCACGTCCTGGAGTTGCTGCCGGGCGCCGTGCGTGGGCAAGCGTTCAATACGCTGCCGCAAGGCACTGCGCAGATCCTGTAAGGTGCCAATCTGGACGCCACGCAGCCCCTGCCCGGGCTGACGCAGGGAGGCCACGATTTGTTGATACGTCGTCCCCGTGCCATGGCGGTTGTCGAGCCCACGCACTTCTTCCAGCACCTGGTCATAGTTGCCTGGATTCAACCGTTGCAGTTCCTGCCGTAAGGGCTGGACATCGAGTTGGACGCCTGACGCTCTGACGGCATCGAATTCCGCCCCCACTTGCTGGCGTGTCTGCGCCTGAAACACCGCTGGGAGCTGGTCACGCGCCCGCCTGGCTGCTTCATCAAAGCGAATCAGCTGGCCACCTCGTGTCCCCCGTCCGACCATCCGCGCCACGCCGCGTAGCGTACTTTCCGCCACTTCGGGCACCGCCGACCAGACGGCTTCCCGGCCAACTTCCTTCCACGTCGGCAAGCGGCCTTCGCGGGCCAACGTCTCCGCCGTCATCCCGGTCACCGCACCTACGGTTCCCCCTACGGCGGTCCCGACGCCGGGCAGGAGCGCACTGCCAATAGCCTGCCCGGTCATCTCCCCGACATCGGCCAGGGAGCCATAGTTGCCCTCGTGCCGCCGGAGTTCGGCCTGTTCTGCTGGAGACATCTCCGTGCGGGCCTGCTCAATCTGCATCTGGGTCTGTTGGACTTGCGCGCTCTCCGGGCTCAAGCCAACGCCGGCCTGGAGTCCCTGGCGCCACCACGGCTGCTGGTGTGCTTGCGCCTGTTCCGCTGCGAGGGCTGGGGATCTGGGCAGCGGCGCCTCCCCATACGGCGTCCCCATGGTGCCAGGTTGCGGCGTGGCTGGGGCTTGAGCGGCTGGGGGTGCGGGGACTGGCGCTTGAGCGGGTGCTGGCGCTTGAGCGGGTGCTGGCGCTTGAGCGGGTGCTGGCGCGGCGGCTGGCGCTTGAGGAGTTGGCGCTTGAGGGCCAAGTCCTGGGGCCTGGCCAAACAAGTCATTGAAATAACTTGTGCCCTGTGGTGTGGCACCGGTCTGCCGTGCCGGGCTCACGGGTGCGGCCTCGGCGCGGGCTGGGGAAAGCACGCGACTCGCCCGCGTGAGCCGTCCAGGCTGCGGCGTGGCCGGCTCGTAGCGCGCAAACCCGGCCTTCTGCTGCAATACGTGCTCTGCATACCCCGGGGTGCCAATGCCCCGATACGTCGGGGTCCCGGTGTTATACCGCGTGAGGGCCCGGCGTTCATTCCCGTTTTCCTTGTCGAGCTGCATCTTGAGATAGCGAATCCCGCCATAGATGTTGGTATCCGGGTCGAGCCGTTGCGCGGGATCAATCCCCGCGTCCATCGCCGCGGCGGGCCGCAGTTGAAATAACCCCTGGGAGTTCCCATCATCGCCCCGCACCGACGGGCGGAAGCCCGACTCGGACTGCACCACGGCCAGCGCCAACGCTGGATCCACGCCCTGCCGGATGGCCTCGGCACGAATCTTCTGGATCAACCCATCGCGGGACTCCCCAGCGGGAGCGCGCGGGGCCGGAGCGCCCCCGAACAAGTCCGCATAGAAACTCGGCACCGCATCCTCCTTACGGCGTCTGCCAGCCTTTGCGCTTCGCGGCATCAATCACTTGCTGGCGCGTGACAGGTCGCCCAGCCGTGACGCTGTCCTTGATGGTGGCCTCAATATCCGCCTCGGTGATGGTGCGCCCGGCGGCGGGCGCGGCGGGCGCGGCGGGCGCAGGGGCGTCCGTCGGCCGTTCCGCCGTGGTCCCCAGGTCTTGCGTCACATTGGCCGGGTCCAGGTGATAGCGGCGCGCCCGGTCGTCAAACACGGCTTTCGTGCGCTGGTAATCTTTCGTGGACTGCTCGTAGATCCGCCGCGCCCGGTCGATGTAATCCTTCCGGATCGTGCCTTTCTCCGCATCGCCTAACAGCTCGCCCGACAGCAGGCGGTTATACTGCGAGTAGATGCGTTCTGGAATACTCCCCGCGTTGGCCGCCGTGGCATATTCACCGGCGAGCACCGTGGAGCCAGGATCGAGCAGCTTCATAAAGCTATAGATGAGCGCGAGATCGCCTGCCGCACTCGGATCTTTCGCCGCCGTTTCGATACGCCCGTAAAAGTCGCTCTGCACCTGATACGGCTTGGTCTGCGCAATAAAATCATTCCGCAGCTTGTCTTCCTGTTCAAAGGTGCGACCCGAGGCCTGGGTCTCGCGTTGCTGCTGGCGTTCCGCCCGCCGTTCCACGGTCTCTTCCCGGCGTGCCGCCACATCCTCCCGACGAATCCCCAGCCCTTCCCGCTCGATCGCCGTGCGCTTCTGCGTCTCGGCCAGCTCCAGCTCCCGCAGCTGCGTGCTGATCACCTTGTTTTCATAGTCGAGCTTGTCTTTGATTTGTACCGCCTGGCCTTTCCACCCGGCCAGCATGTTCTGATCGTAGTACGGCGAGATGCCCTCGGTTGGCATCCCGGCCTGCTTCATGGTGGCCAGGCCCCAGTCCCAGGCCTCTTGCGGGTTCGCGCCCGCCGCAATGCGCGCTTCAATCCCCTGGGCGATCTGGCCACCAAATTCGAGCCCTTTGTAGCGCTGCTCCAGTTCCAGCTTCTTCGCTTCGAGGGCGCTTTTGCGGCTCTCGCCCTGGCTTTTCTCGTAGCTCTGTTGCGCTTTGAACACGGTCAAGGGATCACTGGTGGTGCGGTACGCCTCACTGAAGGCGCGTGGGATATCTACCCGCGTCTGGCCGGTCGCGGGGTCGGTGGTGAGCGCACCGCGAAAGGCCTGGGCCAGGGTGCCCCGTTCCTGCTCTTCGCGCGCGGCCTCAGCCAGTTTCAGGGCGTTCAGCTGGTTGGTTTGCTCCGCCGCCTGCAGCTGATAGCCCGCGGCCATGCCGCGCTGCATGCTGCCCAGCGCGTCCGGCTGCGGCCACCGCTGCATGGCGTTACTGATCGTGCGGGTATCAAGCGGCATAGGTTATTGTCCCATAAATTGCCACGGGTTATAGGGCGTCGATGACGGATTGTACCCGGCCTGATAGGGCGAGGCGATTTGCGGAGATCCCATGCCAGAGCGGTACATCCCCGCCAGGCCCCCCACGGTGTTACTGATCCCCTGAATGGCGTTGCCCCAGGCCATGCCCTGCCCGAGCTGGCCCTCGGCAATGGCGTTGCCCCGTTGCAGGGCCAATTCCCCGGCGTTCTGCGCGTACTGCCCGCCGAGTTTCCCCAGGTACTCCGTACTTTGCTGGCCCACCCCGGCGAGCCCGGCCAGGCGGTTATACTGCGCCGTGTTGAGTCCTTGCCCCAGCTGCCAGCTCGTCAGCGCTCGGTTGTAGCGATCCTGGTTCTGCGTCAGCGCCCGGCCATAGCCCAGTTGATTTTCGCTGAGCGCCCGCCCATACGCCTGTTGGTATTCCTGGCTCCCCAGCTGCTGGCCGAACTCGGTGAGCCCGCGCAGCGTGCCGCCACTGAGCAGCCCGCCCCGCGAGGCGGCACTGCCTTCTAAGGCTTGCTGCCCGGCCCGCAGCCTGAACTGATAGCCCGGATCGCTGGCCAGACTCTCGGCCGTAGGCGGCGTAAACTGAAAGCGCCGCGGGTCCAGGCCGGGAGGGGCACGAAAGGGCGCCCCAGGCCCCTGGCGAATCATCCGCTGCAAGCCGCCCAGCGCCTGCACCCCGGCCTGACGCCAGGGGGCAATGTCCTGGCGCTGCTGCTCGTACATCTCGCGTTGCAACTGGGTGGCTTCGTCAGCGCTTTCGGCCTGCGTTTTGGCCGCGTCCTTGGCGGCTTTGGCCTGCATCGAGGCGGTGAGCACGGTGCCGCCAATGGCCACTGCCCCGGCCACGCCCGCAGCAATGAAACTCATAGAAAGTCCTTTGTGGAGACTGCCGTCTTTAGGCGGCAGAGGAAACAAAGGTTGGCCTTGCAGGCCAACAGGTTTGCTTGTTCTTTCTCGTAAAATATTCTATACTTGAAGAATGAAACTTGTGGCCAATCTCAAACTGCTCCCGACTCCTGAGCAACACGCCACGCTGGCGGACACGCTGAAGGTGTCGAACCGTGCCTGTACCTGGCTTGCTGGGCAGGCATGGGACACGCAGACCTTTGGACAGTTCGCCTTGCACAAGCTGACCTATGAGCGCTGTCGTGCCCAGTTTGGGCTTGCCGCACAAATGACCGTGCGCTGCATTGCGAAGGTCGCGGATGCGTACAAACTGGATCGCAAGACCAGGCGCAGATTCAGACGCACTGCCGCGCAACCCTACGATGACCGCATCTTTCGCCTGTGCTCCGATACCACGCTGTCCTTGTGGACCACGCAGGGACGCATGCAGGTTGCCTACCAGTGTGGTGAGCGCCAACGCGCCTTGTTGGCCTTTCGCAAGGGCGAGGTGGACCTGATGTACCTCAAAGGCGCCTGGTATATTGCCGTGGTCTGTGATGTGCTGGAACCAGAGACCATCGGGATAGAGCGGGTTCTGGGCGTCGATCTGGGCATTGTGAACCTGGCTGTGGACTCCGATGGCACCGTGTACAGTGGTGAGACTGTTGACCGCAAGCGCCAGCGGTATCAAGAACGCCGGGAAGGATTGCAAGCGCATCGCACCAGGTCTGCACGAAGACGGCTGAAGCTGCTCAAGGGGAAGCAAGCCCGATTTCAACAGGATGTCAACCACACCATCGCCAAACGGCTCGTGGAGAGAGCGCAACGCTCCGCTGCCGCCCTTGCCCTCGAAGAGTTGACGGGCATCAGGCAGCGGGTTAAGGCCAGACGCCAGCAACGCCCACGGCACGCCAATTGGGGATTCTTCCAGCTCCGGCAGTACGTGACGTACAAGGCTGCACTCGCTGGGGTGCCAGTGATCCTGGTGGACCCCAGGCACACCTCGCAAGAGTGCTCGCACTGTCACCATATCGCCACAGCCAATCGTCGGTCTCAAGACCGTTTCTCCTGCCAGCGTTGCGGCTATAAAACAGCGGCGGATTTCAATGCCGCCCAGAACATCAAATCTCGTGCTGCCGTCAACCAGCGCATAGTAGCGCAGCCTCGCCAGCTTCTGCTGGCGCTGGCGTAAGCCAGCTACAAGCCGCTTCCTTTAGGGAGCGGTCGTTGACGGGGTGTCTCCTTCCAGCCTGGGCAGATGGTGCCCGGCTTCCAGCGCCCGCCGGTAGCTGTCGTATTCAGCAAAACTTGGCGCGATGATCTCGGCTTCGAGCTGCGCCAGGTCCTGCGTGTTGGTGGGGTTGGCGTGACAGGTGATCCACACCGTCTCCTCAAGCGCCAGGGCGGCGCGTTTCGCCCCAGCCGGGGAGCGTAGCACCTGCGGTGCGTGCACCTCGACCAGCCCGCCGGCCTCGGTATAGAGCCTGAGCGCCCCTTCGAGCAGCACCACCAGATGCTCCTCCTTGTGGATTTTGCCCACCAGCAGCGAACCCTGCGGAATGCGGATGGCCCGCAGATACATGCCGGGCGCGAAGTAATGCGTCAGCGGGAACTGGGGACTATCCCCGTGCACCGCGTCCGGGTGCTGGGCCAGCGCCGCCTCAAAAGCCAGCAGCTGCGCCCGGCGTGCCGCCTGGTCCAGGGCCCTGTCAGGGCTCTGGGTCTGCACCTGTGCGCAGGATAGCATGGAGCATCTCCTTGACCTCGCCCTCGCAGGCGTCAGGAATCATGTACACGCTCGCCGTCTGATACCCCGGATGCCGCGCCAAGAGAGAAGATTGGACCTGCACACAGACGTGAAACAGCCGCTGCTCGCGCTCGGCCGGGCTCCACTGCACCAGCGGCTGGACTAACTCCCAGATCAGCATGGCCTACGCCGCCAGCGCGGCGCGTACGGCATTCAATGCCGCCGCCAGCCCGGCATCATTCGCTTCCAGCGGTGGCTCCCAGGCACTGGTCAGATTGTCCCTGAGCGCGTCAGCACTGGCGGGGGCATCGGTCAACGTGGGCAGCCCCGCCACAGTGACTGCTGCCGGTAAGCCAGACACAACCGCGACGCGCCAGGCCTCCAGCGCCGCGAGCCGCGTCTCCTGATCCGCCACCGTCTCTTCCAGCGTCTCCACCTGGGTTTCCAGCGTGTCGACCCTCCCGGTCAGCACCTCCAGGGCCTGGGAGAGCTGGAGCACCGCTTCTTGCAAGGCGGTCACTTCGGCTTCAAGCGCGGCCAGATTCGCACTGGTGGTGCCTAAATCGTCTTCGACCTGGCTAATGTGCCCGGCATTGGCCACTACCGCCCCCGATAACTCGGTATTGCTGGCCGCCTGCTGGCCGCCCTGGCGCACGTACGACGCCTCAAGCCACCCACTGGCTACCCTGGTCAAATAGCCACGGGTATCCACAAAGGGCGCATTCGTCAGGACTGGAGCGAGCTGCGTGGGCATAGGATCCTCTACGTCACCGTCGCACCTAAAAACGTCACAGGGACTGGATCAGAAACCGAGACGCGCAAGGTGAACTGCCTGGCCCGCCCTAAGCGGCGCCATTCAACGGTCCGCCCATAGCCCCCAAGGCGATGCGCAGACGCCCAACGGGCATTGTCGAACGTATGCCCCCCGTCCCGACTGACTTCCAACATGACTTGCGGGTCAGCTCCTGGCACAAGCCCGTGATCGAGTCCGACGCCAGTCTCCATATGGATGCGAAGCCTGGAAATTTGCACCCAGTCTTGGTCCTGTCTCAACGTCGGCGTGATCCGTTGACGCACCAGCGGGCGGTCATCATCGGTATAGCACGCCGTATCCAGGCCATAAATCGCCCCGGATTCCCAACTCCCCAGGAGATGCACGCCAAAGGCGTAGGTGTGCACGTAGGGGCGCCAGGGATAAAACGCCGGGTCCGGTCCCGACACCACCTGCAGACTGTTGGCCCAGAGCGTCCCCCGTTCACTCCAGTGCTGGGTGGTGAGGTCATACCACCAGGACGTCTCCAGATCGGGCACGTACAGGCCATAGAAGCTATGCCCTTCGTACGTATAGGTCATCCCCACCGCCTCGCGCAGCCGCTTCGATTGCGCCAGCGCCCACTCGACGGGTGGCGTCGAGATGCGTTGCGGTTGATAGCCCTGCGCCTGCACCACATGGCCCTGCCCCCTGGGACTGCTGGTCACCCAGAACAGCGTGTTGTTGAGACTCGCCATACAGTGTGGCCCCACACTGCCGACTTCCAGCAGCGCCCCTGGCAAGCGCTGAAACGGCGTAAACGGATCGCCGGTCGAGTACAGCACTTCCGTGGTCTGCGTGCCAAACAGCCACAACTCGCGGTGATCGACCCGCAGGCCGACGAGCGGATCAGCCCGCGCTTCGGCGGTGGCAAAGGCCAGGCTGTCTATGGACGGGCTGTACAGCTCACTCCACTGATACTGCCCGGTGCCTGGCACGTCCCAGACGAAGCGGCCATCAAGAAAGCCAATCGTTGCCCCGCCGCGAAAGTCCGGATCTGCATGGACCCCAAAGGCGTTATTCTCCAACGTCAGGCCGTAGCCGTGTGCGCCATCGACGAGGGCCAGCATCAGGCCATTATCGGTCAGATGCACCACGCCCTGACTGCTCTGAAGCGTGCCACGGGGGACGGGCTGGCTCCCAGCGTACAGCTCATACAGCGTGTTCCCGGCCACCGTGAAACAGCGCCCATTGGTGGCCGTATACAGCGCCCGCACGGGCCAGCGCGGGCAGGTAAAGGCGCGACGTAACCCCGGAATGCCGTAGAGCGCGAGCAGCGGCTTGCTCACCCCGGACTGCACCACCTCGGGAAACAGATTGACACAGCGATCACTGCTGACGTCGCGGCTCCTGCTTGCATAGCTCGGCCCACAAAACCCTTGCCATTCTATAGCCAGGCCCTCCTCTCGGCTGGCCACGCCGAAAGCGCCGCATCACAGGCGAGCACCGGGGACGGCGCGTTGACGCGTTTCACATTGGCCTTGCTCTCGGCATACATCGCCGCAAGCGTCGGACTGACCTCTTTGCCGTACATGGGACAGAGCTCGATCGCCAGGCCCGTGACCAGCAGTCGCTCATAGCCCTCAGGCAGACTGACCACGGTGTCAATCGACGCCAACCGCTGCAGGGGCACCACCGGAAACAGCCCCAGCGTCGCGGGCACCTCCGGGACGCCCCAGACGTGCAACACGCCCAGCGGGTAGGCCGGTTCATAATACACCAGACAGGGCATGGTGCTCGTCTGCGCCTTGTCCATGATGCCCTGTTCATAGGCCGTCTGGCTGATGACCTCCACCGGCCAGTCGGCGTCGTCCCTGCAAAGCACGGCGCCCTCCAGGCTGAGCGGACGCGGCGCGGGAATGGCCCCGCCCGTGCCCCACGTATAGGTCGCCTGTCCCGGCACCAGGGGCACATCCAGGCGTGGCGTGTGATAGAGCGTCAGGCGTTCACCCGCCCAGGAGGCGATCAGCGCGTTGAGGACGTCCAGGCCGTCCTGGGCGTCGTCCGCCGCCATGGGTTCGGTGGACGAGAGCACGCCCAGCAGAAGCAAACTGCGGCGAATGAGGGCGCGGACGGTCGGCATCGCTTACTCCTTCGTCCGCCGTGCCCCAGCTTTCGGCTCAGGCGGCTGCGCCAGGGCGGCTTTTTCCTCGTCACGATAGGGAGACAGGCGCCAGAGCGGGTCGTCATCCACCAGCGCCTGGGCCTCCTCCGCGTTCTGCGTCAACACGATCGGCTTCGTGGGATGGTGCATCCACCAGGGATACTCGGTCGGAATCGTCTTGTCCTGGGCCATAGCCCCCCCCTCGCGGCGGCTGGCCCTCCAGCCGCCGCGCGCGCTTAACTCATGGCACTCCATACCCGGCAGGCCATCTGCGGCCGAATCGTCTTCCAGCCGTAGAGAATGTCCGCCCGGCAGGGGTGCGTGTCACTGTTAATGTTGGAATCCTTCCACACCCGGATACTGATGCCCAGGTCGGGATCACTGGCCCGCGCATACGTGCCACTCGCCGGCTGGACCAGATCCACCATGGCGAGCGTAAAGGCGTTCTGGTGATAGGCGATATTTTGCGCGTACAGGGTACTGGCGTCATAGGCCGTCCCGTCCACCTCGAAGAGAAGCGGCGCGGCCCCGGCAGGCAGCACGTCCACCGTGCCACGCGGATCGGTCGCCGTGGCCAGGCGGATGGCCGGCGAGAGAGGGATGGTGGCCGAGCCATCGGCGGCGGACGACACATCAGCGGTGACGGTAAAGTCTCGCAAGCGCCCGGTACTGACGCCGCTTTGCGGATTGACCGCGTTCACCCCGGTAATCTGAAAGATATCCCCGCGTTTGAGGCGGGGGGCTGCCGCGGCCGTAAACCCGGTCACCGCCAGGCTGCTGCCACTCTGGCCCGCCGCGCCGACCACCGGGGCGCCGCCTCGGGCCCCACTGAGATGCACCGCGACGTTTTGATCCATGGCCCACTTAAAGCCCGCCGAGAGCCCCATGGTGCCTTCTTCGTACTGATCGCGAATCTGCGTGGCACTCTGGAAGAGGCCCTTGTTCTGATCGACGACATACGCCTGTTCCATCGGCTCCAGACAGATCATGCGCATGTTATCGCGCGGGGTGCCTTCCTGGTCGAGAATGGCCCCGGCTTTGAGGTAGGCAAACCACTTGTTGCTGGTGGCGCCTGGCGCGGGGGACATCACCGAATTGGCCACCTCCCAGTAGCGCGCCAGCCCGGCCTGATCGACCGTGTTGGCCAGTTTGATGCCGGAGGGCTCGCCAATGCGCCGGCTCCAGTCGTCGAGCGACAGGGTCATTTCGACGGAGGTAAACTGCACGTCGATGTGCTTTTGCTGGTCCACGACGAGGGCCACGGTCTCTTCGATGTAGTCCTGCGCCGTGAAGGTCGCCCCATCGTGCACCGCGAACGAGGCGGGAATACGAATCGA